ACCGGGGTGTGCTCCGCTACTTCCCCGCCGCCCTCGCCGAGGTGGCCCAGATCGCACAGCGTGGTAACGATAAACACGGGGACACCGGGGACGACGATCTGTACCACTGGCGTGGTCGTTCGTCTGACCACCCCGACTGTATCCTCCGCCACCTGATCGACCTCGAAGAGGACTTCGGATGTGGTAAGGGGTACGACGAGAACGGTGTGCCGCAGGTGGCATACTTGGCGTGGAGGGCTCTCGCCCTCGCGCAGGAATGGCTGGAGGAGGTGGAGGAGATGCCCCTCGCACCCGCCGCGAAGCAGGAGGACTCCGATGCAGACTGACACTGGAAACTACACGCTGACCTACACAGGCCAGAAGTTCTCCTTCCTTGACCCCCAGCAGGCCACGATCGAGATCAAGGACATCGCGTGGGCCCTAGCTCATACACCCCGCTGGGGTGGTCATACGCTGGAGCCTTACTCGGTAGCCCAACACTCCATCACCGTGTCCTACCTCGTGGGTCGGGATGGTGGATGGGAAGCCCCCCAGATGTACGCCCTGCTCCACGATGCGAGCGAGGCCTACATCGGTGACCTCCCTTCGCCCGTAAAGCGTTTCCTCCCCGAGTACAGGGAGATGGAGGCGAAGATACAGTACGCTATCAACCACCGCTTCAACGTCCTCGACCCGTCAGGTCTCTGGTCGGAGATGACGGAGCGGGCGGACGCGGACGCCTTCAGGTGGGAGGCTAGGGACTTAATGCTCGACGGAGCAGGTGGATGTATCCGCCCCCCGTCGGAGAACTTTCCCCGGCTGTCCCCTCTTTGCCCGGAGTACGCTTACGAAGCTTTCATGGAGACCTTCGGAAATCTGGAGGCGGGGTTGCTGTGAGTGAGGCAGAGCCCCCCAAGTGGGACGTAACGGAGAAGGACCTGAAGGAGCTGCGGTTCCTTCTGGCTAACCGCTTCCCCACCGACTGGCCGGTGAAGTGGAAACGCTGCGCCATCCCCGACGGGACATGGGGGGACACGGAGCTGAAGGTTCCCCGGAGCAAGGACAAGCGTCCGTACATCCTGATCAGGATCAACAAGGAGATGCCACTCGCGATGCAGTGGCTGATCATGCTGCACGAGTATGCCCATGCCCGCCAGCAGCGCGGGCCTCGTGTGGAGGCCTCCAGGCTGGAGGACCACGACGGGGAGTGGGGGGTCCATGAGGCCCAGATCTGGTCTGAGTTCGGCGGCTAGAAGTAGACTCCTAATAATTCCTGAGCGGGGACCGCCTGCCTGCGCCAGTCCCGGACGCCCGTCACGGCAGCCGGTTAGGGCGATGTAGAGGTATGGCCCGCCAACAGGAGAAGCGTCCGGTGACGAGGGCGCAGACTCCGACATTTAAGGGGCTCCCTTCGGGGGGCCCCTTTTTTTGTTTGTCCTTTGGTTGGAACCCTAAGAGACTACACCCATACACCCTTGAGGTCCCCATGTCCGATAAGTACACGACGGACGCCTTCACCGGCGCCCGTGCTCGCAAGAGCGAAGCCCGCAAAGAGACCGGGGCCCGCGCCCGGAAGACCGAGCTGCGCCGCCGAGGCCAGCCCGAGCCCGCGCCCGCCCCCGTGGTGGAATCCCCCGAACCCTCGGAGGACTAGACCATGTGTAGCGCCAGCGCCCCCAAGGCACCCCCGCCCGCCCCGCCGCCGATTGAGCCCCCCGAGCTGAAGCTCGACACGGGCGAGGCGCCGTCCGACATCCGTCGGCGGAAGAGGCAGGGTCGCTCCCCGAGCACCGGCGTCCAGACACCGCAGGGTGGTGGCGCCACTGGTCTCACCCTCCCCGTCTAACGAGGTAGCCCATGTCCGACGAGCAGACTGCTGCTAGTATCTACAAGGCGCTGATCGTCGAGCGGGACACGTTCGTCGAAGAGGCGTACCGTTCCGCACAGGTGACGATCCCCGCGATCCGTCCCGACACGGACGACGTCTGTACCCAGAACGACCCGCAGGTCCTCGCCAAGCCCTTCCAGTCTCTGGGGGCCCGTGGCGTGAATAACCTCGCGTCGACCATCTCGGTCGCCCTCTTCCCCCCGTCCGTCCCCTTCATGAAGTACGACCTCACCGGGTCGACCCGTGAGGAGCTGAAGGAGCTGGGCGTAGACCCGGCTGAGGTCGACTCCATTCTCGCTCAACGCGAGGCCTTGATCCAAGACGAGATTGACGCCTCAAACCTCCGCACTAAGACGTACCAGATGGTTCGCCACCTCCTCGTAACGGGGAACGTGATGGTCTTCCGGGACCCGACCGATGGAGACTGGCAGCTCTTCCCCCTCACGCACTACGTGTGCAAGCGGGATGGGCGCGGTAACCTCCTCGATCTCGTCTACGTCGAGAAGCTGGACCGCCGCTCCATCGAAGACGAGCGCGTCCTCGCGGCCCTCGATTCGGCTGTCCCCAACGCGTACACCAACCCGGTGGACCCCGGCGACGGTAACGTCGTCCGGTTGTACACCCGCGTCCGCCGCCTGTCCGCTAAGAAGTTCGAGAGCTGGCAGGAGGTCGAGGGCGTTGAGGTGTCGAACACCCGACAGAACCATAGCGCCAAGACGCTCCCGTGGCTGGTCCTCCGATACACCACGCTTGACGGCGAGGACTATGGCCGGGGCTTCGTCGAGGAGTACCGTGGCGACCTCACGACCTACGAGAACATCTCCCGAGACATGACCTTCGCGTCGGCCAACGCCGCCAAGGTCGTCTGGGCGATCGACCCCAACTCCCCCCTCAAGCCCCGTGCTTTCGAGAAGGCCCTCAACGGCGCTGCCGTCGTAGCCAACCCGGAAGACATCTCGGCCATCCGGCTGGACAAGGGCGGGGACATGAGTGTGGTGTTCCAGTTCCTCGCTGACATCAAACAGTCCCTCGCGGCTGACTTCCTCCTGAACGCCTCTTTCCAGAGGAACCAGGAACGGGTCACTGCGGAAGAGATTCGCATGATGGCGCAGGAGCTGGACGACTCGCTGGGCGGCGTCTTCTCCCAGCTGACGCAGGACATCCAGCTTCCGGTCGCCAACCTTCTCGAAGCATCACTCACCTCGGGCAAGGACTTTCCCGCCCTTCCCGACGACGCCGTCAAGCTGACGGTCGTCACGGGCCTCGCCGCCATTGGGCGGGGTCATGAACTCCAGAGTCTCCGTAACTTCCTTGGTATGCTCGGCGAGGCCGCGCAGATCACACCGGGCGCCGCCCAGTACGTCAAGGAAGAGGGGATTGCTAACCGGATCGCCACCGGCACCGGCGTGGACCCGTTGGGCCTACTCCACACCCCGGACGAAGTGGCAGAGATGCGGGCGCAGGCGCAGCAAGCGCAGGCCGCCCAAGTCACCGGCGAAGAACTCGCGCGGGGCGCTGGTAACAGCGTCGGAAGCGCGGATCCCGAGATGCTCGCGCAGGCTGTGGCCGCAGCGCAGCAGCAGCAGGGGTAGATTCACAGGCCTTTATCTAATCCGCAGGAGTGAGATACACGAGTAAACCATGCCGAACAAGAAGAAAGAGACGGACGAGACCGAAACCAGCGCGCCGGAAATTGCAACGGAAGAAGCGGGAGATACCCGCCCGATGCGTCCGTCCCGCGCGGGTGGTCAGCTCTACCCCGTCATCCGTACGTACTTCGACCCCCGCCGTAACGCGGTGATCGACGTCCTCGAAGTGACGAAGACGCTCCCGGCCCGGCTGGGTCAGCCTGCTCAGCAGGTGAAGATTGAGCGCCACACCCGATGTCGGGATGAGGCCCTTCAGGAGAAGTACACCCAGAAGCGGGGAGCGTTCGACATCCCCCCGACGGAGGCTAAGTAAATGGCTGACGTTGAAGTGACGGGCGAAATGCACGCACAGGTTGTCACCGAGGACGATGTCGCAGCTGCGAAGGCTGCGATGGAGGCCGCTGACGCCGGTGTGGAAACCCCCGAAACCCCCGAAGTCCCCGCCGAACCCCCGGCGGAGGAGACGCCCACCGAAGAGCCTGAGACCCTTGAGCTGTCCGAAGAGGACCCGGTCGAGGAGAACGCGGTTGAGGCTGACGGGGAACTGATCGACATCTCGACCTTCGCAGCGGAGTTCAACTCCGAGGAAGGTCCGTCGGACGAGACCCGGCAGATGCTGGTCGACGCCCTGTCCACCAAGTTCGCGAACGCGGAAGCTTTGGTGGATCAGTTCGTCGCTGGTCAGCAGGCGCAGGGTCAGGCAGCCACGCAGGCCGCATTCGATCTCGTAGGGGGCTCTGACAACTACGCCGCCATGCAGGCTTGGGCCACGGAGAACCTCCCTGTGTCCGAGCGTGAGGTGTACAATCAGGCCCTCAACACCCCGGGAATGCAGCAGATGGCTATCCGTGGACTGCACGCGCAGTTCACCGCAGCCACCGGCGGCGCCCCCGACAACTCACCCCAGCGGGTGGCTCCCACCGGTAACGTCGCTGGTGGGGTCGAGCCTCTCGTTTCTCTTGAACAAATTGCTGCGGCCACGGCGGATCCCCGTTTCGACAGGGACCCGGCCTACCGTCAATCGGTCGAACGCCGAATCGCAGCAGGAATGAAGCGGTAGTCATAAACCGCTTCGGAGTATCTCACAATGGCGAACGCCAACACTTCTGACTTTCTCTCGGTCAACGGTGGTGTCGACAAGGACGCCATCGCCCTCAAGGTCTACTCGGGGATGATCCTCGAAGCCTTCAACAAGGTCACGACCACGGAAGGCCGCGTCGTTACCCGCACGATCTCGTCGGGTAAGAGCGCGCAGTTCCCGGTCATTGGCCGCGTCAGCACCCTCACTCACGCCCGTGGTGAAGAGGTTGCTACGCAGGCTCTCGAAGTCAACTCGAACGAGAAGGTGATCGCGATCGAAGACATCCTCATGTCGCCGATCTTCATCGACATCCTCGACGAGGCGAAGACGCACTTCGAGATCCGCCGCCCGTACGCGACCCAGCAGGGCCAGGCCCTAGCCGAAGAGAGCGACCGCCGCTCCTTCATGGCGCTGGCTGAAGCCGCGAACTCGGCCACGCCGAACTTCACCGGCGGCGACGCCGGTACGGTCGACGTTCAGGCCGACGTCGCGACGAACGTGTCCGAGCTGATCGCGTCCATCTACGACGCGGCTGAAGTCCTCGACCTCAATTCGGTCCCGGCTGCGGAGCGCACGCTCTGGCTCGCCCCCTCGCAGTATTACCTGCTGCTCAACAACGGCGAGTTCATCGACAGCGACTTCAACGACGCGAACGGCAACCGCTCCCACGCGGTCATGCGGAATGCGGCGGATTTCGAGATCGTCAAGACGACGAACCTCCCCAGCTCGGACGAGTCGGCGAACGCTGACCTCCCGTCGGGGCAGGATCTCGACTACCGCAACCTCGTTGCGATTGCGGCGCACTCCAGCGCGGCGGGCATGGTGTCCCTCATGGGCCTCATGTTCGAGTCGGAGTACGACATCAACCGGCAGGGTCACCTGCTCATCGCGAAGTACGCCCGTGGCTTCGGCGCTCTGCGCCCGGAAGCGGCGGTTGCTCTCGCGAGCGCGGCTCTCTAGTCGTTCCACTAAAGAGGGGTCTCCGTCTTACGGCGGAGGCCCCTTCTTTTTGCTTTTGGAGTTCCTCCTATGTCCTCAGTGATCCCTCTTACAAAGCTTGACGCGGTCAACCTGATCCTCGCGGACATTGGGGACCGTCCCGTAAATACCCTCGCAACGACCAACCGGCTCGATGTCACCCGCGCGGTCGACACCCTCGACTCGGTGGTGCGCCAGCTCTGTACGCTGGGTTGGTGGTTCTGCGAGGAGGCCGTCGACGTCGTTGTAGATAACTCCGGCCACTACAACATCCCAAACGACTGGACGAAGGTCAGCTACACCTCCGGCGGACCTACGACGGGCGTCCGGGGTGCCCCTCAGTACACCGTGCGGGGTCGTAGGCTTTACGACGTGGTGAACGCCACAGACACCTTCGACGCCACTTCCCCCACGATCAACCTCTCCATCTCCCGTCTCCTCGAATTCGAGGACCTTCCACAGGCTGCGCGTGAATACGCATACGCCACGGCCTCGGTGACGATGCAGAGCAGAACCCTCGGGTCCCGTCAGGT